GCCGACGACGACCAGGAGCACGGCGATGACATCCATCATGATGCAAGCCGGTCATACCGCGCAGCATCTCCAAGCCGGTCCAACTCGTGTCTGTGCAGCGCCTCTCGTAGTAGGCCGATGTCGCAGTAGTCAGCCGAAGCCGGGATCCAGCACCACAGTCCGTTGACGGACAGCCATGCGCCAGGGACTCCGCGCGTGGATTCTGTCAACGCCATGAGATCGGCTGCGGCTTGTATGGTGGGATTACAGGTCATGGCTAGTTCGCCAGCAGTGAACGGCGTTTGTCGCGGCTGTTCTCGGTGTACCTGCCGCGCGACCAGCCGCCGCACGATCCACAGCGGTAGCGCTTGTACTGCCCGCTCTGGGTGAGGGCTACGCCACGGCTCTGGAGGGTTGGCGATCCGCACTTCGGGCAGCGCCGTGTGTCGTCGTCGTCGTAGGCCGCGACGTTGGGGTGGCCGACGATGTATGGCCGCAGCTTCAGGTACACCTTCTCGGTGGCCCGGATGTCGATGTCGTTGTACTTGCGCATCTCGGCCCACGCCGCCGGGTTGTCGGCGAGGCACTCCGTCCATAGCTCGAAGCCGGGGAACTTCTTGTGGTCCGACTTCGGCGTGTCGGTGAGGATGTCGGACAGCCACGCTAGGCGGTTGCTGGTGAACCGAGCGATGCGTTGGGCCTCGAGCTTCGTGTCCACCACCTTGTACGGCGACGGTGGCGGCATGTCGTACTCGATGAAGCGGGCGTTGATCTTCTTCACATCGAAGGCGACACCGTTCTGAGCGACGACGATGTGTGCCTCGTCCAGCACGGCCCACAGCAGCTTCATCAAGGCCTTGTCGTCGCGGACCTTGCCGACCCCTCGGCCCCCCGTGTTGTGGTGGACAACCTGCTTCTCGTGCAGCCACTTGTAGGAGAACGACAGGATGCTCCAGTCGGTGTGGATCTGGTTGACAGAGACCGTCTGCTTCCAGAGGCTCCATACGTAGGCCAAGATGGGGGAGGTCTCGATGTCGAGGGTCACTATCTTGGCGTCGTGGGCCATCACCGCCTCCGTTTCGGTTTCGGCTCTGGCGCTGGCTGCAGCACCGTCATAGACCGAACCATTGCGAGAGGAATCTGGTCCCTTGCGGCCACGGACTCCGGATGCCACGCTTGCGTCAGGATGATCCCTTCTTGCGTGTGGCTAAGAAGAAAGCCGACCTGATGAACGAGGTGCGGCTTGTAGGTGTGGTCGGCGTTCTCCGTCCACGGGTGGCTGTCACGAACTAGTGCGTCTTCCCAGACGATTGCCACGATTGGCGGCGAGTCGCTCATTGCCATTCCCCTGTTGCGATCTGGCGGGCCATCTTCCTGGCTCGCTTCGGCGTCTGCTGCGCCCACTTCGACAGGAGCATCAGGTGCGCCGCATGTTCGTAGTGCTCATCACGGATCGCGGCGAGCGTCTGCTGGAAGCCGAGCAACCCGCCGATTCCCATCTGGAAGGCCATGTTGAGCAGGGCCCCCTGCCGGGCCTCGTTCAGGCTGCGCACCCACGGCAGCGCCTTCGCGATGTCGTGCAGGGTTCGCTCGATGTCGTTGCCCAGGAGGTGCAGCGCCTCTTCCTCGCTGATCCCGCCACCCCTGCGGTCATCGATCAGACGGCCGTAGCCGATGGTGAGGTAGCCGAGATGGTCCTTGTAGGCGTGCAGAACCAGCCCCTCGTCTACCTTGAGCTGGGCGGCGAGGTGCTGTTTCAGGTCCATGGCCGCGCCTCAGTGCAGCAGGTAGCGCCAGGTCGTCGTGCCCGGCAGCGGCGGCAAGAGGTTGGTGTGGCAGTTGAAGCCGCCCGCCGTGCATGCCGCGATGGCCGCCTCGAGCTCGGCCTGATCCCAGCCGTTCCAGTAGTCGGCGTGTGCCGAGGTCCCTGCCGGTGCGCCAGTCTGGTCGCTCGACAGGCGCCAGCGAAGCGCCTCGCCTGCCTCCAGCACCTTGTACTGGAAGACTTGGGTGATCTCCGGGATGGCGTACGGGTGGGTCGCCGGGCACTTGCCGCCCGACGGCTTGGTGACGTGCGACTTGTGGTCGGCCGAGTCGCGTAACGGGTAGCCGTCAGGATCCACCGCGACGCACTGCGGGAACGCGACGATCATCCATAGGGTGGAGCCGGCCGCGCAGTCCGGGATGGTCTTGTACGAAGGCAGGTTGCCGTTGCACTTGAACTCGTACGGGCCAGCCAGTTCGGTGTTCGCCATGTTGCCGGCGATCATCGAGAAGCCCGGGGGCGGCGCCTTGATGTTCAAGCACTCGGCCGAGGTCAGGCCGTATCCGCACTTGTAGTACATGAGCGCCCCGCTCGGCTTCACGACCGCGCCGTTTGCCGTGTCCACCATCAGCGGCATCCAGTAGGCCGACTGGTTGACGCTGCCGCCGGCACAGGTCGAGCCCGGGCCGCGAAGATCATCCGCCGTCGTGTGTGCCGTGACGCCTGCATTGCCGACGAAGGTGTGGCCGTGCGATCCGCCGGGAATGTTCGGCTTGACCAGCGGGTCATCCCAGGCCGTGTGCGAGAACTTGCAGGTAAACCGCAGCGCGCCCTGTACATCTGCAGCCGGCCGCTCGCCATAGAGCGCTGCGTTGGCGTCGCGCCACTTCGGCGCGGTCAGCGGCGTTGCGCGCTCTGGCACCGTGGCTGTGTCGATCTCCGGCATGTGGCCGGCGTGTCCGTAGCCGGCCGGGGCTCCGGAGACGCCAGCGTAGGAAACACCGCACGCCAGACCGGCGGCGATTGCAATGGCAGCGCGCTTCATGCCGGCGCTCCAGAAGAGATCTGCTGGAAGTTGCACGACATGCCGTGCGGGCAGTACACCATGCCGCCGAGCTTGAAGCTGGGGCACCCAGCCAGCGCGAGCACGGCAGCGAGGATCAATAGGGGTCTCATCTTTCGTCGTCCTTCATCGGCTGCGTGTCTTCGAACTCCGGCGCAAACTGCTTAATGACGCGCGCGATCACGCCGGCCACAGCCAGCCCAGCGGTGATCTGGTTCAGGAGGTGTTCAGGCAACTTCGCCACGATCTCGGGCGGCAGCGCGGCCCAGATGCCCTGCACGGCCGCGATGAGCGCCAGCACTTGCACCACATACATGCGGTGGGCCTGGCCCACGTTGGAGATGAGCTTCATTTGGGCGGCCCTTTAATCTTGTCTCTCCAGAGCACATACCACTGCGTGGCCGCATAGCCAGCGACGATGAGGCCAGACGCGATGCCAACCAGCGTCTGCACCTCGCCAAGCTTCCATGAGCCAAACCAGCCAAGGATGACGGTAGCCGTCTTGATGGCAATCGTTTGCCAGGAGTCGTGGTGCTCTGTCATGGCTGGCCTACGATGACGTGTATCCAACGATGGAGATCGCGAGCGACCCGCCAGCAACAGCAGACGCCCAGGTGAGCGCCGTGTTGGAGTTGATCGGGTACAGCGTGACCGTCGTCCCGTTCACATAGCCAACCACGGCCGTCGCGAACAGGGTGCAGGGGCCGACGATCACATGGCCCGTGACGCTGAAGGGGAGCGTGATTCGAAACGTCCCTGTGCCGGCCGCCGACCAGTTGATGGCGCCGAAGTTGTGCTCAAGCAGGAAGAACGTGTGGTTCTTGATCGCCGGGGCGACAAAGCCGCCCACGGCGGTTGGCGATGTCGGGTCACCCGTGCTCCCGTTGATCGTGAGCGTGAGGTCTTGCGTGTTGTCGGCGTTGTACGGCTGGCCCGAGTTGTTCGTGACCGTCAGCTTGGCAAAGGTCGGCGTGTCGTATGCGACCTGATCCCGGCAGTTCTTGAACTTGGTTTCCTGCTGGGCCGTCAGCAACACCGAGTCATTGCTCGTCGGCTTGATGACCCGCATGTTTTCGAACAGCGTCTGATAGATCGTCCCAGACGAGCCCATGACGATGGAGCGGGTCTTGGTGTTCGCAAGGCCGATGTGCTGGCCGCTGATGAACTCGTGGCCGGTGCAGTTGCCGGTTACCGTGTCGTTGATCAGCAGTTCCTGCGTGACGTTGCTCGCGCCCTGCGGTTCAAGCGTGTAGTCGCGGAAGACGTTGCCGTGCCCGCCGTCGATCTCGAGCAGGCTTGTGGAGCTCGTGCCGGCGTTGTTGAAGCAGACGAGGTACAGGAACGTGTTGTCAGAACTGTTCTCAACCTTCACCGCCGACGTGGCGCCGTGGTAGTGAACGCAGTTCTTGGACGAACCCGTGTAGCACGTCTTGATGTGGAGCGCGTAGCCGGTTCCGCCGCTGGAAATGACGTGATCGAGTTCCCAGTAAGTCAGGTTCTCGCAGTAGATCTGCGTCGTCGTCGCGAGGGCGCAGCGCAGATCGCGCACGATGACCTGATCGACCGCACCCTGCGAGACGCCGATGATCTCCAGGCAGCGGGCTGCCAGGCTGTCGCCGTTGAGCAGGAGACCTTCCAGCGTGACGCCCGAGTAGGCCCCGCTCGGATAGCTCACCAGCGCGCTGCCGGCGAAACCGGACTTCGCCTTGATGATGGTGCTCTCGCGCTTGGCCCCGAGCAGCGTCTGCTGCGTCTTCGGCAGCAGAGGCCCCGTGACCATGTACGTCCCCTCTGGGAAGAAAATGAACTTGGCCCCGCTATCGCACGCGGCCTGCAGCGCCGTTAGGTCGTCCGTCGTTCCATCGCCGGTGGCGCCGAAGTCCTTGACCGAGACGAAATCGGCGTTCTTCGCGTGCTGCGTGCGCGCCGTGCCACCAGTCAGCGGCGACTTGACAGCCACCAGCGCATCGCCAACCGTGACCGTGCCGGCGCTGGCGAGGTTGGAGGCAAACGCCGAAAGCGATGCAGCAGCAGCAGCAGAACTGGCAGAAGCCGCGTCGTAGAGCTGGCGGATAAACGCATACGCCGTGCGAAGGTGGTTATCCCCCTCGGTCGGCGCCTCACTCCCGCTGGGGCTATTGCTGGCCGGGGTAGTCGAGAGATCGGTAATTGCGTTTGGCACAGGCACGGCGCGGCCCCTTTAGATGGTGCAGCCGGGCTGCGTCTGACGCTTTGCCGCGAGATATGCGGCGTGCGCCTCTTCTGGCGTGTCAAACAAGCCAAGGTCTGCCTTGTATTGCCGTGAGTTGATGCAGGCGCGCCACTTCTTGCATCGCTTATGCCAAGACACGCCAAGGAAGCCAGATGTGTTTGAGCACCCGGGGGCGCGCCTGTTCTGCATGTTGGTGTTGCGGTCGGCATCGCGTAGATTGGCAATGCGGTTGTCGCCGCGATGGCCGTTTATGTGATCGATCAGCTCGGTCGGCCAAACCCCATACACATAGAGCCACGCCAAGCGGTGCGCCAAAAATGCTCGCCCGTCAATGGTGATTCGGCGGTAGCCGCTCGGATGGGCACTGCCCGCCAAGTCGCCGTTGCGGACTCCGACACGACGCTGCCCGCACCAATGAAACTCACCCGTATCCTGGGAGTACGAGACAACCTCTTTCAGCCGCTCTTGGGTTAGGGAATTGTTTGCGGTAACTGGCATCTCGTACTTTCGGGGGATTGCTCTTAATCAGCCGATCAACTACGTTTGAGGACCACCAGGGAGGTTTGCGAATGAAGTTGCTGGCGACGATTGCTTTGGCCCTTGCTCTGACGGCATGCGGTGGCGGAGGAGACGGACAGGAAATTGCCGAAAGCGAGGTTGATGTCCCGCCGCCATCCACTGGCTGCAACGTGATCCCGCGGCCGATTGCATGTCTTTAGTCATATGGCGTTGTTGACGGAAATGGTCCCGGTGGAGACGATGGTCGAGCCGGCCGCATCGGAGGCAATCTCAAGGGTGCCCTGGCAGTTGCCGGCGCCTCCTGATGCAAACCAGGTCTCTCCAGCCGAGAGCGCATGCCAAGTGCCAGATGCCGGGGAGAAGACAACCCCCGTCGTACCGCCTGTTCGTGTCGTCCTGGCCCAGTACTGAGAACCGATCCCGGCACTCGGCGGCTTGAACCAAAAGGCATCGCCAGAAATGGCCGTCACCGTCCCGTCAGCGCCAAGCGTGACGCTCGCACCAGCAACGGTGATCGACTGCGTGACACCAGCAGAAGCCGCGCCGAGCATGGCCGTGAGGAAACTCACGCTGTCACCCCCGACCCCGTGATGACGGCCTCGGTCGCCGAGTTGAACCACACGGAGCAAATGCCGCGTGCCGCAAGCGTTCTGTTCCCGGTGCTTGTGCCCCAGCGCAACGTCAGTCCAGCGCCCTGCGTAATGGTCACGGACGAGCCACTGTCGTTGTACAGACCGAATGAATCGCCGGCCGCGAACGTCGATGCCGGAATGGTGATCCCAGCCGAGATGGCGTTGCATTTGCCGCGATCACCAATCGCCGATGTCGTTGCGGTCGCGACTCTGGGAATGACCCGATACCCGATCTCTATACTGTTGACGGTAGACGCATCTTTCAGTGCTGCCACCGTCGTCCCGTTCAGCATGTCCCTCAAAAGGGCGATAAAGGATGCGAACGTGCGCAGGTAGTTATCCCCGTCTGTTGGGGTCTCGCTCCCGGACGGGCTATTGCTCGCTACAGTTGTAGAGAGATCGTTGATTGAGGCCGGGACTGGCATGGAGTGCTCTTGGAAAAGTTCGTAGCTACCGCATTGATCGTTGGCGTTGTCGGGCCGCTGTTCTGGTTGGGCGTAAAAGTCCTGGAGAACTGGTTGACATCATTGGTTAACAAGGCCCGCAGCCGCTGGCGCCGCCAGAAGGCCGCTTCGCATGACGGATTGCGCAAGTAGTGCGCGCACTTTCGGGTGATCTTTCAGGAACGTCTTGGCATCCGCCGACTCCATGAGCGCCGCCGCCTTGCGCGGGTCAAGCAGCGCCTCGGAAAGCTGACGCTTCATCTTTTCGTCGGCATCGCGATAGATCCACGCCGTAGCCCGCGATACGCCTGGCAGATCAAGCGCTGCCCCAACCGCACGCGGCATGCCGGAGCGCTCGGCGATGTTCGCCATCGACAACTTCTGGAACGTGTCAGAGCCGACACCGCGCCCCAGATCTTGGGCATTTGTCTTGCGCGCAATGTCCCTGGCGATGCCTTCGAGCATCTGCATTTGATTCGGCTCTAGCACGCTTCCGAGCGTTGCTCCAGACAAGCCGGTGGCCTTCTGCGCCGTCTGGTCCGCATTGCGCAGTGCGCGGGCGAAGGTGGCACCTGTCTCCCTACCAAGTGCCCCGTAGTCACTCAGTGCCGGAGCGAGTTTCTCGAGCAGATCCTGCCCAACCTGCATCTGATTGATGGGACGAGACGCGGAAGCGAAGGCGGTCTTGGCCTGCGAATACTCAGGGATGCTCTTCTCGAGCCACGATTGGAACAGTTCGTTCGTGCCGCTCGCGGCCTGCGCGCCCTGCTTGCCCGTGTAACTCGTGGCCCCGTACTCGCCAGCCTCGTCTAGCGCCTTCTTGATGAAGTGCGCCCCCTCACCAATCAGGGCAACCGGCCGCCCCCCGCTGTCACGGAAGAAGATGTCGTTGAGCCCCTTGTTCCTCGCCAATTCCTCCGCACGCCCAACCGCCGCCGCGAACTGCGGGCGCGCCATGAGACCGTTGAAGAAGTTGTCGATTGGCGCGACTGCGGTATCAGCCTGACCGTAGAGGACATCCTTAGCGGCATCGCGCGCCCTCTCTGCAGCCTTCATCTTGGTCTCGTCGCCAGCCAGGCCGCGCAACGCCGTCATACGAGCGGAGGCTTGCTCCATCGCCCTCTGCGTGTACGCCTCTGGGCTGGCCGCTGCCGCCGAGCGCTCGAGAGCAGCAATGCCACCGCTTTCCGCGACCTGGGCAGCAGTCGGAGCCGAGCCAGGCACGAGCTCGCCGGCCGTCTTCAGGCGGGCAATGACATCGGGCGCCGCATCGCCAGCAGCAGCCTTCATCGTTCGCCCGGCAATCGTCGCCCGCCCCTTGGCATAGAGCGGTTCTACGAACGACTTGGCAGACCTGAGCCCGGCACCCAACACCGGGATTGATGCGCCGGCCACACCACCCAGGGCCGCGCGCCCTGCCCGCTCACGGAGCGTGCCGTATTCAAGGGCGCCCGGAGCAGCACCAGCAACGCCCATTCGGAGGGCGTTTCCGAGCAGGGTGGCAGACCCGCCAGCAGGGATAGCCATCGCCGGAAGAGCCTCTCCAATGCCGGTCGCCCACGGGCGCGCTTCAGCAAGAGGGGCGTACTGCTCCGCCTTATCCTGGACGTTCTGCTTCAGCCCCCCCAGCGCGGCATTCTCACCACGGGCACCAAGGTACATCTGGGTGATGCCGTCAAGGATGCTGTCAAAGGTCTTGCCGGCGCCGATCAGCGCCGACTTGGCGAAACCGGGGTCTTCGGCCAACTCCCTCTTTTTGGGGCCGCCATAGACTTCACTGCGAAGCATCTGAAGGCCCTCTGTGGAGACCTTCGACAAGTCGCCGGCCTTGAGTGCCTGGAGGTCTTCGGTGGAGAGCTTCGAGAGGTCCACTTAGCGACCCCCTCTGCGCCGCAACTCCGCTTCGATGGCGTCAACCGGAGGAAGGCCAGGCACAGGCGCCGGCGCGGCAGCTGGCCGACTCTCCGGCCCCAACACGTCCATGACGTTGAGTTGGTTCCGCTCGGCAATGCCCTGATACTCGCCGCGCTTGGCGTTGTAGGTCTTCTCGCTTTCGGCGTAGAGGGCGTCGGCCAGCGCCTGGAACTCTTGCCGCTGACGAGGCGTGAGCTTTTGACCGGTGACGACCATATTGGCGTAGTTCGTCACCCGGTCCAGCAAACCTGTGGCGGCCATTGCCATCCCAAGTTCGGACTCTCGAACCACGGAGCCCGGGTCGAGAATCTTCATGATCTTGGTGGCGCCGGCCATGTCACCGGCAGGCGTGCCCTGCTTCAGCGATTGCTTGATCTGCGCATGAGCAGAGGCAACCTCTGCGTGCGCCTTGTAGATCGGCTCGGAGCGGAAATCTCCGCGCAGCTTCAGCGTGTTGTCGAAGCCCTTCTGCCCGGTGTTGACGCTGACCTGCGTAGCCGGCTGGTGCGTCGTCATCTTCGTGGCGAGCGCCTCTGCCGCCTTCTGATACTGCGGCGACCCCTTGCCGTAGATGATGCCCAGCGTCCGCAGTTGCTCCGGCTCCTTCTCGGGAGCGCTCGCAATCGGCTTGAACGTCGCCGGATCAACCAGCGTGTCGCCAGCGCCCAACTTGATCGGAGCCTTCTCCTTCGGCTTCAACGATTCCTTGAGTTGAAGCGCTGCTACCGGGTCGTATTGCGCCAGTGAATTGGCATAGCCTTGATAGTCGAACGACGGCTGCGCGGACTCCGCGACCCTGGCATTCGCGACGGTAGGCCCACCGCCATTTGCTAGCGCCGTCTGGGCGGGAGTCCGCGCAAACTGTGCCGGAAGTTGCTGCATGGCCTGCCGACGCTTCAACTCCTCCAGTTGCGACTGCTGCAACTGCTGCTGGAAGGTGTGCTGCTGCGCCTGCTGGAAGCCTTGAAGCCCAGCCATGCCAGCTTGACCCAGCGCAGGACCAAGACGGCCGCGCGACTGCAACAGGCTCAGTCCCGCCTGGAGGATGCCGTTGTTGATGGCGGCGTCCTTGCCAGCATCGCCGGTGCTTGCGCCGAGGAGTTCAAGGATGCCGGCCATTACTTCCCGCCTCCACCACCGCCGCCACCATCACCGATGCCTTCGCCGATACCGCCAGTACCGCTCATGCCTGTCCCACCAGACATGCCCATCGACTCACCAACGCCCATACCGGCACCAAGACCTCCTGCGCCGCTCATGCCGGAGCCGCCACTCATCCCCATGGACTCGCCGATCCCCATGCCGATGCCGTCGCCGATGCCCATGCCGCCAACGCTTCCGGCGCCGCCGAGGCCATCGCTCGCAGTCATCCCCATACCTGCCGAAGGACCGAATCCGCCCATGCTGTCGCCCGAGGCAACACCAGAGCCGCCGACATCCCCATACCGACCGATTCCAGGCTGTGCGAGCGGGCTACCGAATTGGCGCAGCGGGGCCAGCGCCTGAGGCTGGAAGATCGGCGGGGTGTACGCCGGCATCTGGTACGGAGAGAAGTTCGCCCCGAAGCGGGCCAACCCACTGTTCGGCAGGCCAGTCCTCATCGGAACAGCAGAAGGCGCACTCATCGCCTGCTGACGGCCGACCGGCTGGATGGAGCGCCGTGGGTCTTGCACTGCGCTGGTGAGATCGCCACCGCCAGCCATTACTTGCCCCCCATCAGAGCACCGCCACCGGCACCGATGGCCGCCCCATACGGGCCGCCGAACATGGCGCCCAGTTGCGCCCCACCGAGTGCGCCACCAAGCGCTCCGGCACCCTTATTCGGTCCAGGCCCGGTCATTTGCGATCCGTAGTTCATGCCGAGCGTTGAGCCCAGCGTCGCCAGTTGCTGCTTCGGGTAGTCGCGGGCCTCAGTGAATCGCGCGTAGGCGTCGCCAAGGTTGCGTTGCTCCTGCCCCTGGTAGGCGCCACCGGCCTGGAGCAATGCGTTGGCGTCAACGTAGTCCTGATTGGCAATCGTCGGCGCCATCCCGACAGCGCCTTGCATGCGGTTGCGCTCTGCTGCGTAGTCGGCGCCGCGCAGGTTCGTGGAGATGTCACCCAGCGTCTGTCCGAGTTGGTATCGGCTCTGACCAAGGACGTTTTGAACCCCACTGTTGCCGAAGCTGCCAGAGCGCGCGTCCAAGGCATCGATGCTCGGAAGGATCGCGTCTTGGTAGTTGCGGATCACGTCGCCCTGCGCCTGGTTGACGAGGGCGTCCATGTAGGGGTTGTTGTTGAGATAACCCCCGCTCAGTGTCTTGGTGAGTTCACCCGAAGCGGCGTTGTTGACCGGAGAGCCGTAGATGGCGCGCTGTGCCGTGGCATCCAGCGCTTGCGTCTGGTAGTTGTTGAGTTGTGCCACCGTTTGCCCTCCGTAGGGCTGATACGGCATATCAGCAACTTGCTGACCACGCTGAAGGAACTGTTGAAAATGCGGGACAGCCCAATCCGGAGGTCCACTGGTCGTTGACTCGCTGCTGCCGCCTGCCATGTTTAGTTCACTTCCATTTCGTACACGCTGTACAGCTTTTGGGCTCCGAATCTGCGCTGCCAGAGGCGACCAATCGAATCTATCGACGAGCCTCGGATGGTTTCGCAGCCGTTTTGCTTTGCGTACTGCCGCAGGAGTTCAAAACTCTCTGCGCCGGCAAAGCCAGGGCCAACCATGGCATACACGTACAAAACACGGATGTTCGGCAGGGTCTGGATTTGGACCGCCGCCCACGCCCTCGGTATGTCGCTGTCGTCAGCTATACCGATTAGCGTTCTCTCGCCCCTGAGCAGGAGCAATTTCAACTGATCTGCGGTTATCTCGCGCGATGCGCGAGCCGTCGCTTGCGATAGTTTATCAGCACCATCCCTCCATGCGATACATATATGTGAGGGTGGCACCGTAAACAGTTTCATTCTGGCGAGACTTTAACCTTAAGCGTGCCGCTCGCCAAATCAATGGCCCCGCCAGATTCATTCTGGAACCTGACGGATACAGTACCTGCCGCCGATACCCACCCGAAAACCAGTATCCCTTGGGTATCTAGCGAAAATGTCGCCTGCACATAATCACCCAACTTGGAGCCGGGCGCCGATACCGTGGTGGTCGTGCCGGCCCCATCCGCGAGGTTTCCGGGGTCGTAGGTGGCAGTGAACTCGGCCCCGGACATCCGATTGACCTTCTGGGCCACGCGCTTGGCGTAGGCGTAGAGGGTCTGGATCAGCGTCTGATCGCTGAACTGCTGGTTCTCGTCGAGCTTGGTCGCCATCAGCGCCGCCCAGTCGGCAGGGCGTCCATGACGAAGCCGTTGAACTCGGTGTTCCCGGTGTGGCTGAAAGCGAAGCGGTGGAAGCGCCCGGTCTGGCGGATGTCGTACTTGCTATCGCTCAACGTGCCGGTGTCCGCTACCGTGAGCGTCTTCCCCGGCCCCTGCTTGGTGTAGCCCTGCACAGACCCGGTAGTGGGCTCGGTGATGTATCGGAGCTTCACGCTACGGACGAACGTATCCCGGTAGTCCTCGCCGTAGTCGCCAAGCGTCACCGTGCTGTCAGCACCCACCCCGGATAGCGTTTTGATGTCGTGAGTACTGTCGAAGACCGCCAGCGCCCGGCCTCCGGCTTGCCACGACTGAGAGTCCCAAGGGATATCCGGCAGTGCGTCCCATGTGCTGGAAAGCGTGTTGAGCGTGTCCCAGGTCAGGCCCGGCGTGACGTACTGGAAAGCCGCTTCGATGGTGCGGTTCGCCCTTCCCCAGCGGCCATTGCGGCGATGCCAGACAACAGCCGAGTCTGGCTGGCCCGTAGTGCTGGCTGCAGACGGGTAGAAGAACCACACCCTGCCGTTCTGCTTGTCGTGGGTGACGATGGTCCGATAGCGGTACGTCGCGCTCGAGTCGTTAAAGAACCACTGTCGGAGCGCCGATGCGATAGGCATAGGCCGAGTACCGTCGTACAGCCAGATATCGTCATCGCCAACGAACACGATTCGCCCACCGATGTCGCACACCGCCTCAGGGCCAATGCAGCCGACATCGCCAGGAACCTGGTCCCACTGCCAGACCGGCGGCGGCCCGACATAGGAGCCGACGAACATGTCGGAACGCTTGAATGCAATAACCTGCTGGCCGAACCGGATGGCTGCGGTGATGGCACCGCCAGAACCGATCAGGCGGCCAGAGGTGGCCTGCACCGAAGCGTTGATCGTCCAGCTCGACGCATCCTGGTAGGCGCTGCACCACCAACGGTCTGGAGAGTCGCCAAAGCCAGCGTCGTTGGTATCGAATGCCAGCACGAAGTCTTTGGCCGCGACGATCATCCGTGCCTTGGGCGAGCCTGCGATGGTCGCGAAGGTGCCGGAGGTGGACGACTGGAGAGCGACGACATCATTCGATGCCAGCGCCACGTCGCCGAACTGGGCAAAGCTCCAGCGGTTCTCGCCCGAGCCGGTATAGGTGCCAGTGGAAACGTCAGCCCAAGACGTGCCGGATAGCTCGTACAGCTTCGATTGCGTGCCAGCAATGGTGCGCCTCGTGCCGGCGGTGTTCTGGAGCACTGCAGCCCCTCGGCAGTCGGCCACGAGCACGTCAGATCCAGGATCGACAGGAGACGGCGCTGACGCCATACCCTTGTCTGACGGCACAAGCTGGGTGCAGTCGGTGATGACCCCCGGCGTCGTCGGATCCAGGTCGGGCGAGAAGCCGAGAAGCTCGATCATGATGTATAGTCATCCTCGGACTGGCGGCGCTTCGGCGCAGTGGGCGGGGTAACCGGTAGCCAAACCGGGCGCGACCCTCCTGCTGGGGCTTCTAGAGCACGGCAACCCCGCCAGTTCTTCATGCGACTCACGCCGGCCTCACCTGAAGCGCCGCTCCTGCGTACTTGCGCTCGGCGTTGTTGGCGATCACAAGCGCCATCTGCTGGTCAAACAGCGCCTCGTAGTTGCGTGCAGCCTCGAAGTCCTTCAGGTACACCGCAGCGTGTTTCAGTGCACCGTACAGGTAGGCCGATGGGAACTCGGCCAGGATCGAATTCGAGGTGTTGGAGTCGGAGAGCGGCGTGAACTTGGCGTTGTAGGTGGCGATCACCGAGCCGTCGCCGTCGTCAGCGAACCGCAGTTGTGCGCCGACGATGGTGTAGTAGTTCACGAATGACGGACTGCTGGCGTTGACCATCTCCAGCTTGTCGGGGGTCACGTAGGACAACCTGCGAGCGGTGTCGCCGTTCCAGATCACGGAGCGAGCCGAAAGCCAGCCTGTGGGCAGCGTCGCAACGCCAGCCGTCACCGTGACCGTCGAGCGCGTCTCGAACTCGATTTCCTTCACCCTGATTTGCATCTCCGCCTCGGCCTGGTCGATGAACGTGTCAACGACAGACGTGAGGTCACTGCGGTTCACAAAGTCCGCAATCTCGGTCTTCAGGGCACTGTAGGTTGTCGCCATGGCTTCCTGCTCTCAAACCTCATGTCGCGCACTGGCTGGTGCGTCTGTGGCTCCGCTTCGGTGATATCGACTTGCCCGGCGTAGGTCAGGAGGTCACGCAGTTCTGATGCCGAATAGCACCAGCGGTGGCACATGGCCTCGTTCTTGTACCGAGGGTCACCGAACAGGCCCCACATCGTCAGGTGGATCGGCGCTGGCTTCTGGCGTTCTGCGTACCAGATGAATGCGTCCAGGATCTTGTCCAGGCACGGCATTTCCAGCACCAGGAGCCCGCCGGGCTTCAGAACCCGGATCCACTCTTTAAGCACGTCCTCGCTTTTCCAGCGGTAGATATGCTCAAACAGGTGGTAGGCGTGAACCTCGTCCGCGTAGTCGTCGGGGAAAGGTAGCGGGCCGGTCACATCCGCAACCACGTCGGGTTGGATGCTCGTCCAGTTATTCGCCAAGTCGATATTGACGAACCCAGGCCAGATCTTGGCCCCGCAGCCCAAGTTTAGCCGAATAGGGCTGCTTTCCATAGCGCTCCAATCCTGCGCGGCGAATACTCACCACGGATATATGCCTGGGCACGCTTAATGCGCGAGATAACCTCGTCTTGGTGGGATAGCGCCCATTTCGCGCCATCGCCAATATCGCCAACATAAACCCCGAGGTCACCGTATGATGGGAGGTATCCGCACACAGGGAACAGGCCCCTGCGGAGGGATTCGATCGCCCTGTTGGCTGACTTTGCCATGGATTTACCGGTAGGGATCACGACCAGGCCGGCCCTATCAAAAGCGCGATCCATCTCCTGCGGGCTCCATGGTGTGGTGCCTTCGAAGTTGGAGACCACCTCTAGGTTCTTGAGCTTGCCCACCCATGGGGCCAAGTCGCGCAGGTTGGTCCGGTGGCCGAACCACAGCAGCTTGTCGTGAACGCGGGGCGGCTTCTCTGGCTGTTCGTAGGGGTCCGGGATCGCGATGGCATCCTTGCCCGTGCGCTCGTGGATGATGCGCTGCATCTCCGCGCTGTTGCACGTCACCAGATCGGCCTTCAGGCAGCACAGGTGATAGTGCTCGCCCCACTGTGGGTGGTCGAAATTGTCGTCACAGACATCGAAGCACTTCTTGCTGTAGCCGGCCGTCTGCTCGTCCCAGTTCCAGTTGTGCTTGCCCATCACGACCCACTCAGGGCCTGGGCCGATGCCGAGCTTCGCTAGCTCAACGGTTGGGATGAGAGCCCTGTAGCGGCTGGAGGCGAGGTGCTCTCCGCAGTGCTTGAACGTGACGTTCACGCTTCGATGTGATTGACGGCCTGCTTGGTGAGATGCCATTCCGCCGAGTGGTCGCAGTCCTTGTAGTGCTCCATGCCCGGCACGCCCAGCGTGTAATGCACAAGCTTGGCATCCGGGTTGTGCTCGTACTCGCTAGCCAGCCAGTTCCACTCACGCGGCAGATCGCCGATCTGCTCATCGTGCAGGTGCTCGAAGCGGTGCAGGACGCGGCCGGAGTGCTCCTCAACGTACTTCGGCGTCAGGATCCGGTTCGCCGGATGGCCGCAGTTCCACAGCATCACGCTTGACCAGTTCTTGCGCGGGTAGACCGCGTTGTGCGTCTCGAGCGACGTGCCGATGTACTTCCTCTGTGCCTTTGAGGAGTAGTTGTGCTTCGCCACCATGACCGCATACCGCTGGTCACGCATGGCCCACAGTTCCGAGATGTCGGCCCGGCAGAGCATGTCGCCATCGGCAAAGATGGCCCAGCCGCGATAGTCCTGGAGGAACGGGACGAGGAAGCGGCTGTAGATGAACTGGTTGGAGCCGTCGGTGTGAGTCTCGGTGTACTCAGGCAGCAGCTTCAGCGCAAGCGGGTAGAACGCTACTGGGCTGGTAGCGGTCTGAATCACCGATTGGCAGAAGACGTGATACGCCGCCGCTTCGCGCTGGTCGAATCCGCAGTAGAGCGGGATCATTTGCTAGTCGCTCCATAGTCTGAGTCCACGTCTCGCCCGGCTTCTGCGGGAACAACGTGGTCGTTTGATACCAAGGGAACTTGCGCAGCTCTGGCTGGTAGTTCCAGTTGCTCTTTTCGTTGGTGAACACGATGGACGGCACGCCCAACGCACCAGCGAGATGGTGTGCGCTCGTATGCACACCGATGTAGAGATCCAGTTCGGCCACTAGCGCTGCGGTGTCGTCGTAGTCCTCCGACTCGCTGGCGCGCTTGTAGTGCTTGACCGGAAGCCCCGCCTCCTCGATCTCGCGCAGCGTGTCGCCCTTGTACTGAAGGCTTATCCAGTCCGCGTCGATGGCCTGAATCAGCGGGCGGAATGCATCGATGCCGGCCGAACGCGCCTCGGGGTTGTTGTGCTTGCTGCCGCCACTCCACGCAATGCCAATCTTTGGCTTCGGCCCCCACGAGTCGAACAGCGCACGCCACTGGATGCGCCGCTCAGGGTCGGCCACTAGGTAAGGAGTACCAGGACAGGAGTCAGGCGTCGGCCTGTAGAACTCAGGCAATTGCCCGCACGGAATGTTGGCGTCGATCTTGTGGCTGTTCGGCCACTCGATTTCTTTCGCCAGCCGCGTACCGTAGACCGCGATCTGCGGGAACGAGCGTCGGAACAGGCCCTCCAACCTGCGATCGCACTCGAGCACAACCGTGTTTTCACGAGCGGCATCCGGCACGCAGGAGGCGTACATGATTTCGTCACCAAGCCCCTGCTCGCCGTAGATCACGAGGTTGGTGCCGGGCTTGCCGTCCCACATCCCTTCGTTGAGGAACTGGAGGCGCTTGCGGAACTTGCCGCCGATCTGGGCTCTGCAGTCCTTCCAGCCGTCTTTCCACTGACCGAGAGCGATGCGCGACAGCCCGCGAGTATTGAGCGCAGTCACGCATGTCGGGTCCATCCGCAGCGCAGTCTCTGACCACTCGATGGCGCGCTTGTAGTCGCGCTCTTCCATGTGTGTACACCCGACATTCGCGGCGTACAGAGGCCGTTTCTCGCGATCCCATGCCTTGAGGTAGCACTGGCGGGCCTTGTGGTGCTGCTTCATGCCGCCGAAGCACATGCCTAGGTTGTTCCACGGCTCCGAGCGCTTGGGCACCAGCTCGGTGATGCGGCGGAAGAACAGCGAAGAGACGCCGTACTTCTCTCCCCGCAGGAAGACCGACGCCATGAGGAACATGGCGTGGTGGTCGTCGCAGTCCTTGTCAAGAAGCGCCGTGCAGCGCCTGGCAGCCTCGTCGGGCTCCTCATCAAGCATCGACTCGATGTGCTTGTAGTACCCGAGTTCCTCCATCAGATGCGCCCCGATGCCGTGACGATCAGCTTGCCGTACTTGTCCCAGTTCTTGCGAAGGAACTTGACCACCTCGCGCGCCGGGAAGCGCATCACATCGAAGCCATCCTCGGTGAGCATCTTGGCTACGACCGAGTTCGGGATGTGCCCGACGTGCTGGAAGTTCTGCTTGATGCCGCGCTTGGCGTAGTCCGGGTCGTTACGCAGCGCCTGCGTGTAGTCAAGATGCGGAGCAACGTCCTGCTCCGTCTTGACGATCATCTTTCCGTCCTCGGCCCCATAGGTTGTCTTGACACCCGTCAGCGGGTCGTACTCAACGCCGAGGATCTTCATGGCTTGCTCAAGTGCTTGATGGGGCAGCCGACGTATTTGCCGGCCTCGAACTCAACCCACACACCGCCGCTGCCGGCTCCGGCCAGCACCCTCCCAACCCTGTCGTGATAGCCAACCCACTCACCATGGAACTTCGGTGGCCGATTGCGCAACTGTTCAGGGACGGAGAGTCGTACTTGCATGGTTAGCGGTTGTTGATGCGCCGGTAGTTCGGGGGAAGTTGCTTGTTCAGGCGCAGGTAGTTCGGTGCCAGTCGCATGGTTCTTTCCTTTCAAAAAACCCCCGAGGCCGAAGCCCCGGGGATCAAGGAGCGTTAGGTGAGGTCTTGAATCTTCGCGTGCGCGTCCGGGTTCTCCATCACCACGGTGAACTCGCACAGCAGTTGGCCCTTGTCCGCGTCACCGGTCTTCGCCAGCGACGTGTACTTGATGGGCCGCAGCCACGCGGTGGACACGTAGTCGGGGTCGATGCAGAACAGCGTGGACGCGCGCATGTAGCGGTTCAGAACCACCTTGTGCTCGCCGAAGTCGGAGATGTAGAGGTCCACACCACCAACCACCACGCCCTGAGCCGTTCGGCCCTGGTTCACCGACACACCCGCGAAGCTGGTCGCGCCAGCAAAGCCGGCGACCTTCCGCTTCTGAGCCGTGCCAACCATGATGACGCTCGGGTCGCCACCGTCCGTCCACGCAGCCGTCAGAGCCGAAACCAGCGTGGTCTCGTCCAGCGCAGCAGTCGTGCCATCGGTCGGCGCGCCCCAGTCGCCAGAGGCGTAGCCCGGGGTCGTGCCGGTCGAGTCGGTCGAGGCCGAGAAGATGCGGTTGCCCGCGATCATGGATTCCCAGCCGGCCGCCTGGCGAGCGGTCTGCGAACCACCAACGCTCGAGGCTTGGTTGCGCACGATGGTGAACTCGATGTCGCGCTTGAGTTCCTTGCCGCGCTTCATCAGTTGGTACGCGAATTCCTCCGCGCGGCCGTACTTGCGAACAGCGTCGGCAGTGCCGGAAACCAGCACCGTCTTCTGTGCGATCTGCAGGCGGTTGGACAGCATCACCGTCGGCGCAGCAGTCGCATACGAGGCGTCATCGCCTTCGACCGCCTTGTTCGAGCTCGCCGCAGCCAGCGAGTCGGTCTGCCACTGGTGGTTCGTCGCCGTGGCCTTCTTGCGCTTGCCCATGGTCAGGGCCGGCGTGTCGGTCGGCGAGATGTTGAAAATGACGTCCTCGACGTCCTCGGCCATGCCGACGAGATCGTAGGTGTCAAGGGTTCCGGAAACTTGGGTCACTTTGCTTACCTTTTACGGAAAGCGGACCTCGCCAGCAGTGCCGCCGCAGCGTCTTCAAGACGCCCCGACTTCTGAAGACGCTTCATCGCGTCGCTTACCTTGGCTTGGGCCGCTGAATTCGGGCTCCCTGCAGCGCCTGGCTTCAGGGTCTTGGTCGGGGCTTCCACCCGCTTCAGCGTCGGACCTTTGGCCGTCCTCATCGCATGCCCGTAGGCCGCGTCGTCGAGGATCTGAACCATCCATGCATCGGTTACGCCCTGAAGGACGCCATCCGGTGCTCCCTTGCTCTTTGCGTACTCGGACAGGCTCTTGGCCTTGTCCGCGCTCCAGCCCTTGATGTGGGTCGTGAAGAGCTTCTCAGCATGTTCTTTGCGAGCAGAGAACGCCTTTTGCTCTTCAGCCTGCATGGCTTGGATGTTCTGGGCGTATTGCCCTTCGATCCGGCCCTTTGCAGCCTGGAGTTGGTTGTATTCCGCGTTGAGGCGGGTCAGCGTCTCAGTGTCAACGCTGTTGATGTCCACGCTTTCCAGTTGCGTCAGCCTGCGCGCGACCATCCTGTGATCGGCGATCAGGTCGGCCTGGGCCTCGCTGATCTTCTGCAGTTGCTTGACGGTCTGGTGTTGAACCTCAGCGGCTTTCCGAAGGTCGGCGGCCTCCTGAAACTTGCGCGTCGCACCGGCCTCAACCTCTTTGGCCCTGGCCTCGATGCGCTTCGCAGTCTCACTCAGCTTGGCGGGGACTTTGAACTTCTCCCCCGCAACGTCGATTTCGGTTTCACCCTCGTCCTCGGAATCCTCGGTCTCCTGCCGGACTTCTTCCTCCTGGCCGGCGTCGCCTTTCGGCTGCTCGGTCGGGGTTTCGTCCGTGGTTTCCTCGGTTTCCGGCTGATCGGCTTGGGCCGGTTCCTTGCCCTTCCACCGATTCAGCAGTTCGGCCACACCCTGTTCTTCGGTGAGGCCCTGTGGAGCTTCCGTTGCCGGCGTACTCTCAATACCCATTAATCCTTTCGGGAGCGGGCTCGATTATCGATACCCAAACTCGCTAGCGGAATGTCGAGGTTTCCGCTCG